ATTTCGGCAGTCATGGGAATCAGCTTCATCAGAATCTTTGTCCATGTCTGCTGTATTTTGCCGATAAAGTTCAGAAGCTCCGGAATGGCAGAAAACAAGCCGTTTACAAGCGTTTCCATCAGATTCCTGCCGATGGGTATCAGCATGGAACTTAGTTTGTCAATTGCCGGAAGAACCGTCTGAAACGCCTTTGAAATTCCTGCAAATGCATCAGGCAGAGAATCAAAGATGCTTTGGAACAGAGTTTCCGCCGCCTGTGCAAATATCGGAGCAGCGGTCATCAGCCTGCCGACAAGTGCCGATAATAAACCGGAAAATGCTTCTGCCGGATTCAGGGAAAGCATGGCATCAGTCAGCCCCTGAAAGAAATTCATGCCTGCTGAAACCAAATCCGGAATGGAAACGATTATCTGCCGGATAATCTGAGAAAGAACATCTGCAAGGGTTGTCAGAATCTTCGGAGCAAGTTCCGATGCAGCATTCACCGCCTGAAAGAACATTTCCGAACATGCAGAAAACATTGCAGGCGTATTTTCTACAATCGCCAGCACAAGTTCTCCCAGAACGCTCCCCACAGCGTTCACGATTATCGGAAGTATGGAAGAAAGCTGCTTTGTGACCCATGATGCGAGCGCAGAAACGGAATTTTGCAGTTTTTCTCCCGCATCTTCCGCACCGGATGCAACAGCAAACAGTGCATTGACAAGATTGTTCAGCTCAGGAGCGACATCACTGGTAACAGACTGCACCAGCTTCCGGAGAGGTTCGTTAATCCCTTCATAGATACTGTTCTTGACAGCATCAAGTGCAGATTCCAGATAGGTCAAATCTCCAGTTAAATTATCATTGAGTGTCTTTGCCATTTCGTCAGCCGCGCCCTCGCACTGAGAAATACCGGCTTCGAGCTGACGGACACTTTCTGTTCCGGCGTTTAGAACTAATTTCATGCCTCTAAGAGAGTCAGCAGTAAATACAGCAGCCAGAGCTGCATCACGTTCAGTATCACTCATGCCGTCAACAGCCTTTTCGACATCTGCCATAATGTCAATCATATCACGGTAATTTCCGCTTGTGTCAGCAATAGCAATCGACGTGCCATTGATAGAAATTGCACCATTTTCCATTGAATTTCCAATATCACGCATCATGGCAGTTAAAGCTGTACCAGCTTCTGTACCTTTAAAACCTTGGTCAGCCATTTTTCCAAGAAGTGCCGTAACAGTATCTATCTGCTGACCGGCAGCATTCATACTAGCAGCACAATTTTTAAATGCTCCCTGAGCATCTACAACAGTCATGTTGGAATTCGCCTGTGCATAGGCAAGCTTGTCGCTGAATTCAGCAGCAGTCAGAGCATCGCCGGTGTAGTCGCTGACGGATTTCGAGAAGGCAGACATATAGTCTGTTACCATATCCGAAGCGGCAGCAAGTTCCATATTGGATGCCGCTGCTAAACTTAGAACACCCGGCAGAGCAGAAACGGATTTTTCAGCATCCCAGCCTGCAAGTGCCATGAATCCGAGGGCATCAGCACACTGCGACATTGTGAACTGTGTGCTTGCACCAAAATCTTCTGATGCCTGTTTCAGCAGGGCAATATCATCAGCAGTCGCACCGGCAGCAAGCTGCAAAGCTGAAACATTGCTCATGCTGTTTTCAAACGCCTTGCCGGTTTCCATTGCAGAATCGACAACGCCTGAAAGTGACGAAACCGCCTTTTTTCCTAAATCAGCGAGAATATCGCCGAAGGCAATTGTGCTTGCCTTTACTTTATCCGGCAGTGCTGCGACAGCATCATCAAATCCCGAAGAATTGCCGTTAATGTCTATTTCGATACTTCCGTCTGCCATTGTGTTCACCTGCCTTTATCCGAAGAAATCACCCGTCTGGAATGCATCCAGTTTTTTATGCGGAATCCGGATTTGTTCCTGAATTTTCCGGATTCGTTTCCGTTCTGCCTTGTCTTTAATTGTGGAAAGATTGACAGCCCTGTAACTCATACGCTGTTTCACCGGCACATCTTCCGGCAGGGCATCGAACAGATGCAGAAACAGATGCCAGTGCATTTCCTGCGTTTTTATCAGGTCTATCTGATAGACGGACAGAAATGCAGAATAGATATATGCCGCATCATAGCTCCATGACAGGATTCTGCCTGTTGATTTGTTTTGATTTTTCCGATTTTTCTGCACTGTATTTTCTTCTCTGACAGCAAATGCAATCAGGGCATTCAGGGCTTCTTCCGCATGTTCCGGCGGCGGAAGCTCCTGATACCAGTGAAACATCAGCAGAATCTTATCACGCTGCGTAATTTTTTCATCTTCCTGCAAGTCGAAGAATTTCAGCCAGTCACGGAAATTTGTACAAATCCGGTAAGAACTGCCTGAAACGGTCACACTGTCAGGCAGTTCTTCATAGAACAGATTCATTTTTCAGCTTTGCCCCTTGTCTTTTTTTCGGGCAGATATTTCTTTTCGATTTCATCAATTTCCTGATTCATTGTGCTTGTCTGCATTCCGACAAATCCGAGAAAGTTTGCATAGACAGCATTGTATCTGCGGATACTTTCCGGAATGCCGTCAAAAATCTTTTCGGCAGTGCCTTCGCCGAAAATGTGGTCATACAGATTTCTGTGTGCCTTGCAGTAAGCACGGATAAATTTGCTTGTGGTGATGCCGGAAGGCTTTGTTTTCGGAATATCAGTCTTCAGAGCTTCCAGAGCTGCTTCATAGCGTTCGGAAGATTCTGCTTCCGTGATGTCGAATTCCAGCTCCTGATTATTGATACGCCAGATTGTCAGATTATCCATGAAAATTCTCCTCTCTCATCAGGCAATGTTAATGGTATATGTCGATGTAGAATCTGCTTCTGTGCTGCCGTTGTCGACAATGATATAAATCTTGCCGCCGGATGCCACATCTGCGCAGGTGACAGATTTTCCGTTTGCACGGGTTGTCACACCGTTGTACAGCACGCTGACGTTGCAGTTTTCCGACTGCGGAGATGCCAGAACAAAAATATTGCCAGATGCAGAAATACTATAATTCTTTGTATCGCTGCTGAATGCCGGAGAAAGTGCAATGCTTCCGCCTGTGCTGGTAACGGAAAGACTGCTGAGCAGCGGTGCATTTTCTTCGCCCGGAACAAGAATCGTCTGGAAATCGTCAGAAGTAGTAACTGTTACTTCCTCCACTTCGCCTCTTGCCTTGAAATTGCCGGAATATGTCATACAGTCTGTTGTGCTGCCGTCAGCATCCGGAACAACTGTATAATCACGGCGTTTGCCTTTTGCTTTCCATGCCGTACCGGAAAGATGTTCAGCAGTTGTCATATCAACCTGAATAATCGAACGCACAGCATCCTGACCGATTTTTTCGTTTTCATGGATTGCGACAATATCATCAATCACTTTATTGCCGTCATATCTGTCAAGTGCGTATGCGGTAGAAGTTGCATAGCCTGTCGTGTCAGTGCGCTCTGTTTCTTCGTCCACATACTGACGGCTGTATTCTTTTGCGTTCTTGCTTGTGGACATGTCAGTAAAGCCTTCCATTCTGGTATATGCCGTATCTTCCGGCACTTTGTAGAATGCAAGCTTTCCGGTTCGCATAACAAGTTCTGAATTACTGAGATTTTTACCCATTAAAATACCTCCTGTCCTGATAATAAATCAGGTTTAACTGTATTTGATACCTTGCAGTATCATCTTCTGCATCGTAAACATAGCCACTGGAAAGAATTTCAATTCCGTAAGGCGTTCTGTAATTTCCTAAATCTGGAAAATTTCTGTTCCAGTTCTGCTGTTCGAGCCAATCTGAAAATTGCTCATAAAATCCGGAATTTTCGATGTTTTCAATCACCTGTTCCCCATATTTTTCACGGCTTGCAAAAACAAACTGAAACTGTCTCCGGCTGCCGCCGTCCGTATATTTTTTAATTATCGGATTACAGGGCACAGTATCAATTGTATAACTGACATCTGCATCAAGCTGGTCAACGTTGAAAATCACACCATCTTTCAGCAGAGGGCATGTCATCAGATAATTCCGGACAGCCTGAATCAAAGTCATAGTTTTCCCTTTCACACGATAGATTTTGCATTGCTGAGAATATATTTTCTGTTATCGAGCCATGCACGCTTTGCCCATAATTTTCCACGGAGTCCTCTGGATTTGCCGTGTTCCCACTGATATTTTGCATACGGTGTCTTCCAGATAAGCTTTCCCTGACCCGGAACAGAATGAATAATTCCTGAACGTTCCAGAGTTCCGCTGTCATGCGGAACATACGGCGAACTTTTCCGGAGCAGTTCATTGGCAACATACGTCACGGCTTTCTTTCTGTATTCCGGTGATTTCGCCTGAATACCGGAAAGATTTGCTTTCACTTTGAATTTTGTCATACTGCCGTCACCTCGATATGCTGTACAGCTTCCGAGCCGTACAGGAATTTTTTCACATTTGTGACAGTGAAATGTTCTCCGGCTGGAAAATCTTCTTCACAAAGACCGCAGACAAGCAAATCGTCCCGTTTCGGAAGATAATCCGACAGAGAACCGGCAGGAATGATGCAGAGAACGGAATCTTCCGGCGGTCTGGATTTGCCGCCGGATTTTTCTCCGGTCTGCTCCTGCCAGTAAATTTCCGGAATTACATGCCGGATATATGCTTCTGTTCGGGTCTGACTGTCAACAGTTTTTTCGTAGACAGTGCAGAAAGCCTGATTGGTATACATCAGCCACACCCCCTGAAAAGCAGTCCGGAAGTCCCCAGATATTTCATGCAGATGCTTTGCAGATAGTCTTCCAGTCCGGCGGCATCACCGTTCAGAAGTGCCGACAAAGTGTCGGAAATACTGCCATAGGAAACGCTGTAAGCCCCGATGGTTTCCTGTGTTTTCGGTCTGCCGGAATCAGAACTGCTGTTTGCTTTGAGCTGATACAGATAAACTGCTTCTGCAAGAGCACAGCAGCACTTTCTGACTTTGTCTTCATATTCTGCCGGGATTCCGGTGCAGAGCCTGTCAAAAGTAACCATATCCATGTATTCAGAAGCCCGTTCCGCCGCCTGACGGAACACTTCTGAATCTGTTATTGCTGTACCGAAGAAGCTTTCCTGATAAAATTCAAAATCTGCGTAAGCCATTTACACGCTCTTTTCTTTTTCCGGCGGTTTTTCCTGCTTGACAGGCTTTTTCTTTTCTTCCGGAAATGTTAGACCGATAGTTTTCATGCAATCACCTCCATATCAGGTCGCAGCAACAGAAACATAAATGCCGTTCTGCTTGTTGTCGAAAACGTCCGTAATACCGTAGGCACGGTAGAAAAATGCCCATGCATCTGCATTCTGGTTCTGCTCCGGACTGATAACTTTTGTCACATTGTGCTTTGTGAACTGAATCGGGGACTGCTTCTGAACAATCATGAAGTTGAGATTCTTTCCGGCGGAAGCTTTTGTATAATGCCCTGCTTCTTCGCCGGAGGTTTTGCCATCCAGCAGGTCAATTGCAGAATAGAATCTCGACTGCGGAACTTTTACAATTTTGGCATAGCTGTCAAGCATGGCTTTGGATTTGTAAGTTTCCACGGCTGTAATCAGATTGTACAGTGTCGGGGTAATGAATAAATATCTGCCTTCCGGAGTGACTTCTGCTTCATCAAGAGCAGTATTGGCGGCAGTCAGAGCGGCGAGAATGCCGTCACCGGTGGAATATGTCTGATTAGTGGCTTTTGTGCCTGCTTTTGCGGCATAGCTTGCGAATCTCCATGCATCGAGTTCGGGGACAACTTTTGTTCTGATAAACTCAGAAGACAGCATTCCGAAGGAAATACCGGCGGTTTCCTCATCGTCCATGGCATCGACAGTAAATTTTCTGCCTCTGTCGTAGTTGAATTCCTTTGTTTCCCATGTCAGGAACTCACTGCCGTCAACATAGCCGGAATTTCTGGAATAGTCTGCCAGACCGTCAAGGCTCATTTTCGGGAACAGAATCTGACGGGCATTGTTCCCCTGACGAACCCGTTCAGGAGCGGCTTCGAGGTCAGCGGTCAGGGTACTCTGCTTGTAGACTTCGTCCAGCAGAGCGATATATTTGTTGATGAGCGTAATAGTATTCGGCATAGAATTTCCTCCTTATTTCAGCCCCATGATTCTGCGGATGGCATCATCATCGGGAGTTTTGACGGTATTGCCGGACGTACTGCCGACAAATTCGGGTTTTGGCTTGTCGCCGGCGAACGCATCCGGACAGGATTCTTTCAGCTTCTGCACAATATCTGCACCGCCGATGAGAGAACCGTCCTTATCGAATTTGAGTTCAGCATCTTTCAGCAAGCCTTTCAGATGAGCGGCATAGATGTCGTTTTTCATGCCCTGAGAAGCAACGAACTTGTCGAGCTTATCGGAATAATCCCGTTCTTTCTGAGCCTGTTCGAGGGCTTCAGCTTTCTGTTTCCATTCGTCAGCAGATTTCTGAATGCTTTCAATGTCCATATCCTTGAAGCTCTGAATAGTCTTGTTGGCTTCATTGAGCTGATTCTGCAAAGCGGTGTAATCCGCTTCGGAATAGGTTTTCTCTGCCGGAGTTTCCGGCTGCTCCTGTTTGGTTTCGGTTTCTTTGATTTCTTCTGCCATAGAAAAAAACTCTCCTTTTCTGAAAAATGGGTATAAAAATAAGGCTTAAAAGCCTGTTTTAACGGTATTTAATCAGTGTAAAAATTTCCGGTAAACACGAACAGATTCTTGTCATCAGTCCGGTGAATGTTTGCTGCTCCACGCTTTTCAAGCTCTCTAACAAGTTCTTCATTCGAGAAATCTTCCAGAAGTTCTTCTTTCTGTACGGGGCAGGACAATTCTATTTCTGCTTCCAGTGTTGTATGAGTGATATTTTCCAGTTTTCGGGCTGTTTCCTGAATCACACTGCTGAGACGAACAAATTCCGCTGGGTCTGCCATGCATTTTCTCTGACATTCCTGTAACTTTTCCAGCTGGTCTTTCAAAATATATTCGTACATGAAAATTCTCCTTTCAGGGTATAAAAATGCACCTCATTCCTGAGATGCTTTATGGCATATTCGATAAATCATTGTAGTCAATTTGTCAGTACGTTCTTCCAGTGCGGTGAGCCTTGCTTTTATATCTGTATCATCCGGAGTTTCATGCATATCCAAGTCACCCATGTCAAATGTAATTGTCATTTCTTTGCCGTGCGGTGTTGCTTTCAGGGAATAGTTAAGCACACGATTAATTTTTGTGCCATTAATAAAGATGCCATTGTCTTTCGTAATTCGTACAAAATTTTCGTTCATAGCAAGCTCCTTTCAGTCTGCCACAATTAGAACAACTGCCGAGCTGTTCATACTTACTGTAAAATCTTCACACAGTTCAATGATAATTGTTTTGACTGCTTCCCGGCTTTTCAGTTCTTCCACCAACTGACAAGTCGGGGTTTCTTTTAAAACATTCATGACATTCCCTCTTTCTCCCAGACGGGACTTTTTATATAATGCCATATTCAGTAAGGATACGGCGTGCTTCGTACGCTTGCAACCTTGTTGCATCAACCGAAATATCATATTCAAAACTATCTACTTCTTCCTTAGTATATGGATTCGGACAATTTTCTATCCATTTTTTCATTTTTTCAATTTCCTTATCTGTGAGCCACTCAGGACGTTGCATAATTGAAGCCATATTGATTGCCACCTTTCGCACAAGAAATACTCCATTTTGTAAGAGCTTTCATCAATTCTTTTTTCTCAGCCTGCTTTAAATTTTGGTAAGCCTCTTTGCCCGCTTCACTGTTAAGAAACTTATAACTAAATTTCACATTTCCAGCATGATAAAAATTCTCTTCCATTTTATTAATAAGAAAATTAATATAGCTATTTTTATCGCTTTCAGAAGTTCTTGAAATAACGTATAAACTGCCATTGTTGCCAACTGCCGTAAAACTCAACATATTTTCTGTCTTAGTGAAATTGAAAATATCAGTAAAACTAAAACTCTCTCCACTTCCGTGATTGTGAAATGCATGAAAAGGAATTTCAGGATTTTTTACAGGGGTACTCATTATCCGACCAATTACATAAAAATCAAATTCTTTAATAGGCTTCATATTTTCATCACATATAACAGATAATTCTGTTCCTGGTATGAAATATCTTGCAATTTGCAATAAATCCTGACTTACTTTTTGATGATAAAAATTCAACTGATTATTCTTAAAGATATTAAGTTGTTTCATGTTTTTAATTGATTCGTCAGTGATTTGATGAAATTGAATTCCGTTATCACTTGAATTTATTATACCACTTCTATTGGAACTTGTCAAGGAATTTGCGGCAGAGCCGGACGGATTTTTCGGCTTTGGAGATTTCGGAACAGACGGTGCAGTCGGAGAAGCAGGCGGCGGATTTTTGCCTTGTTGTGCTTTTTTGTTCGCCCAGACAGCTTTCTGTGCCTCACTTTGTCCGAATCCGCTGACCTGTGTCCTGAACTTGTCATTCCACTGCCCTGTCTGATTGCAGAAGTCACGGAGCTGCTTTTCAGCATCTTTCAGCTTGACAGCGTTCCGGTTATAGTAATTCTGTGCTGCTGCCCTTGTCGCATTGTCAGGAGCGTTTTTAACACTCTCCTGTGCGGTAATCAGACGGCGTTTCAGTTTCCGGATTTTCCGTTCTGCCGCTCTCTGCATCTGAGAAATCTCATATTTAGAATACATCTGCCCGTTATACGGAATATTTTTCGCATTGAGTGCGGCAATCTGCTGTTTCGTGTAGTTCGGCTTGGAAAAGCCTTCATAATACGGATACCAGTTATGCCGGCAGTTCCAGCCTTTAAAGCCTCTGCCCGTTCCGTAGCCGATTTGGTCGAGCGAATAGACATGCAGACCGTCAATTGTTCTGCCTGCGTTTTTTCCGGTTCTGCTGACAAGCTGCCCCTGCCATTCTGCATGGTCCGGTCTTGCACCGGAATGTGCTGACAGTTCCATCAGGTCACAGCCTGCTTCATCGGCATGTTTCAGAGAAACGGCAGCAGTCGCCTGACCGACACCCGTCAGAACCGCACGGCGGACAGCGACATCAAGCTTGTCACGATGACCGGACGGATAAACGACTTCTGCACCAATATCAGCGAACGATTTCACAGCTGTCATGATGGCTTCCTGATAGCTGAATGCACCGGAACTGACCTGCATATATGCCCTGTCACAAGCGGAAATGAACTGCTGTTCTGTCTGTGCTGCTGTTGTGCCGACAAGGTTCTGCATCGTGCCGAGTGTCCGGCGATAACCTTCTTCGAGCAGATTTCTCATGCCTTCATCCTGACGAATATCAATCGGCAGAACACCGGCTTCCCTGTAGATTTCGTTGTCGATTCTGACTGTTTCGACTCCGGCATCTTCAAACAGGGCTTTGACCTGCTGAACAGAAGCATCCGTTCTCTGGGCAATCATCTGAGCGACATCCTCACGGAGCAGACCGGCAGACTGTAAAATTTCCGCCTGATACTTTGTCGATTCCGAAACATAGCCCATTTTCAGCATACGCTTTGTCATGGAAGCAAGAATATCGTCTTCCAGCTGCTGATAGAGAGCCAGAATCTGACTCACATCAGGTTCATAGTC